ACGAACTTTTATGGTCTTGGATGAACAAGGATTACCAGTCGTGGCATATCCAAACTCGGCAGAGCGTATGGTGCCAGCCACTCAAAAGTTTTACGAAGCAGTTGTTAATCAATCCTTCACTCATGATGGCGATGAACGCCTTGCTCGCCACATCTCCAACTGCGTTACCAAACAATCTTCAAGAGGATTGATGGTGGCAAAAGCATCTTCACGGCGTAAAGTGGATGCTGCTGTTGCATCAATTTTTGGCTATGACAGAGCAACGCAACCGCCAGCGCCGAAACTTCCAGTTTCACGCTTCTTCTCGGTTCAACTTTAGGAGCAAAATGAAAAGACTTGATGCAGGATTAGTTGCCGAAGTAGCTGGCGTTCTAATGGTTGCTGGTGGTCTTGCAATGGTTTCAATTCCAATCGCGTTAATAGCGGTGGGGTCATTTCTAGTATGGGTAACAGAGAAGGCTGAATAATGAGTTTATCAAAACGATTAAGAATTGCAGGAGACAAACGAGCAATCAATCAATATGTTGAACCGTTGATTCCTGGCAGACCTGCTTATTCTTCAGTATCAGGTATTGATGTAAATGCTGACTCAGCAATCCGAATGTCAACAGTTTATGCTTGCGTTCGTTTGCTTGGAGACACAATTTCATCGCTTCCTCTTGGTGCTTATGTGCGCCGTGGTCGCAATAGAATTTCTTACTCTGCTGTTTATGGTGAAACTCCTGCTTGGGTAAACCGACCTAACCCAGAAGCATCTCGTTTAGAATTCTTTGAACAAGTTTTAGCATCACTTAATCTTCACGGTAACGCATACATTTTGACAGTTCGTGATGATATGGGTGATATTTTTGAACTTTATTGTTTACATCCAGACGATGTTCGCATTGAGCGTTTGGCAATTAACGAACCTATCATTTACAAAATGCGCGATGCTTATGGAAACTTCTCACGCATTCTTACAAAAAATGATTTAGTTCATATCCCAATGTTTAGATTACCTGGTTCTTTATACGGACTTGGCCCTATCTCGGCAGCTCGTTTAACTGTTGGTGCCGCAATGGCAGCTGATACTTATGCTGCTTCTTATTTTGGAAATGCTGCAAATCCTGGTGGAGTAATTCAAGTTCCAGGTGAACTAACCGAAGAACAAGCAATGGATATTGGTCGCGATTGGAATGTGACTCATACTGGCCCTTATCGCGCTGGTAAGATTGGCATTCTTTCAGGTGGAGCAGAGTTCAAACCATTAACACTAAATGCCTCTGACAGTCAATTGTTAGAATCCAGAAGATTCAATGTTGAAGATATTGCTAGACTTTTCCGCGTACCTATTTCTTTACTTGGTCATCCAGTAGCGGGAGCGATGTCATTTGCATCTGTTGAAGCCCAGAATTTATCTTTTGTCCAGCACTCACTTCGCCCATTGCTTGAGCGTTTAGAACAAGCACTATCAGCTTTATTGCCTGAACCAGATGGCTTTATCAAGTTTAATCTTGATGCGCTTCTAAGAGGTACCACTATCGAGCGTTTTGATGCCTATACAAAAGGATTGCGCGAAGGATTTTTGTCTCTTAATGATGTTAGGGCGACTGAAGATTTATCGCCTCTAGGAGAGGCTGGAGACCAATACAGGGTGCCTTTGCAAAACATTGATGCAGCTGATGCTAAAGATGTTGGACTTCAATTACGAGCTGACATTGCAGCCAAGTTAATTCAAGTTGGATTTGACCCTAAAGCTGTTACAGATGCAGTTGGGTTGCCAACAATGGCTCACACAGGATTACCTTCAAGTCAGTTACAACAAATTTCAACAATTGACCCAGCAAATCCATCTTCTGCTTATGAGGTCAATTCCCGTGAAGCTCGTCAAGATAATCCATCAATGATTGTTCAGGTTCCAGAACCAACCGTCAATGTGGCTGCACCTAATGTAACAATTGAACCAGCGATGGTAATGCTTGAATCTCCTTCCGTAAATGTTGAAGCACCAAATGTCACCGTAGATGCACCAACTGTAAATATCACAAATACAGTTGAACGCAAGCGAGTTCGCAAAAAGGTTATCCGCGATAAGGAAGGTCGCATTGATGAAGTTATCGAAGAGTTTGTAGAAGGTGATAACTAATGGCAACTGGTCTAAGCAGTTATTTAGCAAATAAATTTATGGATGCAGTCGGCAATGCTTCTTCATATTCAGCCGCCAATGTTTATGTAAAATTACACATTGGAGACCCAGGTTCGGCTGGAACTGGTAATCCCGCTACGGAAACAACTCGAAAAATTGCTTCCTTTGGTGCATCTTCAGCTGGAGCATTAACTTCTGATGCAGATGTAACTTGGACAAACATTTCTGGCTCTGAAGATGCAACTCACTTCACCGCTTGGGATTCTTTAACAACTGGTAATTTTTTATTCTCAGGAGTAATTACTGGTAATGCTTATACAGCAGGAGATACTTACACAATTCCAACAGGGTCATTAGTAGTTTCGCTAACTGTAGCGAGCTAAAATGGCTCAATTTATCCTAGACACTTCTGAACTTGATACTGATGTTTTAGGGCCAATTGTTTTTGCAACTGCATCATCAGATTTATTAAGTCTTAATGGTGCTGCAACTTCAACTGTAACTGATGTTGTTGGAGCATTAGCAGAATTAGGCTCATTGGTAGCAACTGCAAATGTGCCCACATCTGATGTTGGTCTTTCAAGCAATAGCGGAAAATTTTATTTTGCTCAACCAAACTTTGCAAAAGTAGTTGAACCTAAAATAAAAATCAATATCGTTTCAAGCAAAGTAATTTCTAATTTATTAGGAATAAAATCAACTGCAATATCGCAAATTGATTTTTCTATTATGGAAGATGATGCAGAAGTTTTGCTTCTGATTTAGGATAAAATGCCATATTTTATATCTGATAAACAAAGTGATTGTTCTGGTTGGGCAGCAGTTAAAAAAGAGACTGATGGTTCTTATACAACAATTGGATGTCACGAAACAAAACAAGATGCAATAGACCAAATGGTAGCAATTTCTATTTCTGAGCAAATGGAGCCAGGTGGTGAAATAAATATCCGTGCAGTAAATTTAAGCGTTCCATCGTTTATTCGTGATAATGCAAAGCGTGGATTGAAATACTATGAAGATGGTTTGGGTGGGGATGGATTAGTAGCAGCCACAATCACGGCAGCAAGAGATATGGTTGCTGGACAAATAACAGAATCAAAAATTAGGAAAATGGCACCCTGGTTTGCCCGTCATAAAGTTGATGGTCAAGCTCCTTCAAACAAAAATCCATCTGATGCAGGTTATCCAGGAGCAGGTCTAGTGGCTTGGCTTTTATGGGGTGGAGATAGTAATTTTTCAGATAGAGCGCAAAATTGGGCGCAACGCAAAATTGATGCTCTTAATGCAGAAGAAGAATCAAGGAGAAAAATGAAGAATACCGAGCGCCGCACCTTTACCGTGCGCGATGTTGAAGCGCGACAGGCTGAAGATGGCAAGATGCGTTTAGCGGGTTATGCAGCAGTTTTTAATCAAGCAAGTCTTCCTTTACCATTTAAGGAAACTATTGCTCCAGGTGCCTTTCGCAAAACTTTAAGCGAAACGCCAGATGTTCGTCTTCTTATCAATCACGAAGGATTGCCATTGGCTCGTTCAAAAAATGGCACATTAACTTTAACTGAAGATGAAAATGGATTATATTTTGATGCAGAGTTAGCAGATACAAGCGAAGCTCGCGACCTTTATACATTGATTGCGCGAGGCGATATTGACCAAATGAGTTTTGGGTTTCGAGTAATACGACAAAAATGGAATGAAGATAGAAGTGTTCGTGTTTTGACAGAGGTTTCATTAGCAGATGGCGATGTTTCCGTTGTGACTTATCCTGCTTACCCAACAACTACTGTTGAGGCTCGCGAACAATTACGCAAGGCTATTAGTGCAGTTAAAGAAGGTCGCGAAGTTACTGGCGAATCTTTGACAGTTCTAAAAACAATTTTTAACGACCTTAATGAAGGTCACGATTACGTAATGCGAGCTGTTGAAATGATGGCTCTTTTGACTGGTAATGGCGCGTATGAAGAAGAATCTCGTTCAGCAGTCGGAGATTATGTTGAGTGGGATTCCAGCGGTGGTTCCGCAAAGGGTCGCATTGAACACATAATGGAAGAAGGTGTGCTTGGCATCCCTGGAACAGAGTTCAGCATTACTGCCGAAGAGGATGACCCAGCTGTTTTAATTCGTGTATATGAAGAATATCAAGATGGATACCGCGCAACAGAAACTTTAGTAGGTCATAAAATGTCTGAATTGCGTGATATTGAAGCGTTGCCTGAAGCAACTGACGAATCTTCTCGAAAAATCTCGCTACGCCTAGCGCAAGCGATTGTTAATAATACAAAATAAATTTCTGCAAGCAATCTTGCAGAGCGAAGTCGGAGCGAGTCTTGCACCCTTTATGTGCCGCAAGTAGCATCGCCACCACCTCAACAATTTCCAACAAACTCATTAGGAGCTAATAAATGTCATTTCTTGACAAAGTAATTGAGCGCCGTGATGCAGTTAAGGTTGAAATGGATACAGTTCTCGAAGCAGTAGCAGCTGAGAACCGTACCGACCTAACTGCCGAGGAAACCGAAAAGGTTGATGCCCTCGTAGAAGAATCACGCTCACTAGATTCAAAGATTGAAAAATTAAAAGCACAAGCAGATGCCGATGCTAGAGTTGCAGAAGTTCGTGCATCCGTAGCTGAAGTTGCAATGCCAAAGGTGGGCGGCGCAACCGTTACACGCGAAGCACGCACATATTCAGCAGCAGGTGATTCTTCATTCGTGAAGGATGCTTTCAATGCACAATTCAAAAACGATTACAACGCTAACGAACGCCTCGCTCGCCACATGCGCGAAGAAGCAATTGAACGCCGCGATATCGGAACTGCACAATTTGAAGGTCTTGTTGTTCCACAGTATTTAGTTGACTTAGCAGCACCTCTTGCTCGCGCTGGTCGACCATTTGCTGATTTTGCAACAAACAAAATGACTCTTCCTGCTTCAGGAATGACCCTGAACATAAGCCGCATGACTACAGGAAGTTCAACAGCAGTTCAAGTTACGCAAAATGATGCAGTATCAGAAACAGATGTTGACGATACTCTTCTAACTATAAATGTGCGCACAATTGCTGGTCAGCAAGATATTTCCCGTCAAGCAATTGAACGCGGAACTGGCATTGATACATTTGTAGTTGCTGACTTGATTAAGTCTTGGCATACCACTCTTGATTCACAAATCCTTAATGGCGCTGGTACTGCTGGCACACTTAAAGGTCTTCGTGCTTCAGGTGGAAATGCTGTAACTTTCACAGCAACAACTCCTACAGTTGCATTGCTTTATCCAAAACTTGCTGATGCAATTCAGCAAATTCAAGCAAACGCATTTGTTGCACCAACTCATTTCGTTATGCACCCACGCCGCCTAGCATTCTTAATGGCAGGTGTTGACAGCACAAACCGACCATTAGTTCTACCAGCAGCAAACGGTGGAATGAATGCAGTTGGAGTTGGTGTTGGAGCTTCTCAATATGGAAACTCTGGATACCAAATGCTCGGTCTTCCAATCATTACAGATGCAAGCATTGCAACTAACTATGGTGCTTCAACTAACCAAGATGAAATCTATGTTGTAACAGCTGGCGAAGCCCATCTTTGGGAACAACCAGGTTCACCTTTCTCATTGCGTTTCGATGCAACAGGAGCAGGAAACCTTACAATCAAGTCTGTTGTTTATGGCTATGCAGCATTCACAGCAGAACGCTATCCTCTAGCCGCTTCAATTATCAGCGGTACAGGTTTAGCGGCACCAACCTTCTAGTTTAGAAGGCAATCATTGTGTAGGGCGGGTAAGGCTCCCCCGACTTGCTCGCTCTACACTTCTAATTCGGGGGAATTATGAAAACATCGCACAAAGTTTCAATAGGTTCTTGCGACCCAGGTATGGTAAATGGAGCTTTTGCTTATCGTTTAATTCAACTTGTTCAAGCTCGTTCAGAACGACTTGGTTCATTTGTTAGGGTAAAGGGTTCTGGACTCTTATCAAAACAACGCAATCGTGTTGTAAAACAATTTTTAGAAAATACAACATCTGATTGGTTATTGTTTTTAGATAGTGATGAACAATTATCAATTGAAGCATTCGATGCCTTAATTGCAACTGCTCACGATAAAGAACGACCAGTTGTAGCAGGATTGGTGTTTGCGGGATTTGGAGTAGTGGGAGCGCCTTATCCAAAACCAGTACCAGCAATTTTTCAAGATGCACCAGAAGGATTTTTACCTTTATACAACTATGACCGCAATTCAGTTTTTGAAATTGATGCTGCTGGAACTGGTTGTTTGTTAGTACACCGTTCAGTTTTACAAAAAATGCGAGATAACGCAGACCCAAATCAAGGCACGGATTGGTGTTGGTTTTGGGATGGGCCATTTAACGGTGAATGGGTGGGCGAAGATTTATTATTTTGCAGAAGAATAAGAGCATTAGGTTTCCCGATTTATGTAAATACTTCGGCAGTTTTACCCCATCAAAAATCATATTGGATTGATGAAAGACACCATTTCTTATGGAAAGATTGAAAAAGATTTTACGCAAAAAGCGAAAAGAAACTGCA